CTGGTGCCGTAACTGTTAATTCTTCTTTTGGCAAGGACGTTATTCTTGGCACCCAGTCGCTCTCTGGCGCTGGTGCGGTAGATATCGTTAATGCATTCACCTCTCTCACCACGACGGGTGCTGCGCAAGCCCTGACGTTGGCTAATGGTTCTGTGGGTGAAGTTAAGATTATTGTCCACACCGTTGATGGCGGCTCGGCGGTTCTTACGCCGACCACGAAGATTGGCTTCAGCACGATCACGTTTACTGGCGTGGGCGAAAGTGCGATGCTGATCTACACGTCAGCTGGTTGGAGCATTGTGGCTTTGAACGGCGCTGTTGCTGCCTAATAAAGTCACTAAATTAGCCTTTAGGTATGCGGGGAGATTACTCCCCGCCATCCTTCGGAGACATACATGGCAGATGCAGTAGCAAGTCAAACGCTGATCGATGGAGATCGCGTTGCTATTCTTAAATTCACGAACATTAGCGATGGCACCGGCGAGACCGGTGTTGTGAAGGTCGACGTATCGGCTCTTGCTGCGCCTGCCGGTAAGGTGTGCAGCACGGTGTCAATCGACCGTATCTACGCCTCCACGGTTGGCATGGGTGTGGACATCCTGTGGGATGCCACGACCGATGTGGTGGCAATGACGCTCGGCCCCGATCAGTTCTATGAGTACAAGTTCGATGATATCGGCGGTCTCTGGAATAACTCTGGTGCTGGCAAGACGGGCGATGTGCTGTTCACCACGATTGGAGCAGCTTCTGGAGATCGTTACACGATCATCCTGTACTTGAGCAAGAAGTACGTCTAATGGTTAAGGGCGTAAAACGACTGCCGTCTGGCGGCGTCGAATATCGCGGTGAAAAGTTCTCTGGGTTTAATAAGCCCAAGAACGCCCCGGCTGGTGATACCCACAAGAAGGTGGTGTTAGCCAAGAAGGGCGACAAAGTTAAACTGGTTCGTTTTGGACGGAGAGGCTATGGCCACAACTACTCGCCGGAAGCGCGGAAAAATTATCTTGCGCGCAGCGCGGGGATCAAAGGCAAAGGTGGACGCAACACCGCCAGCGATCCCTTCTCAGCCAACTACTGGGCAAGAAAAGTTTTATGGGCGGGTTCTGGCGGCAGTAAAGCTTCGCCTCCGGGCGGCTCTCGATTTCGTAAGGGGTAAGTTCCAATGAACAGAGGCAACATGAAACAAGAGATTATGAAAGCCCCTGCTTCGCCCAAGGCGAAGAAGAAGGTTGAGAAAGTGATGGGTGAGTTCAAGCGTGGCAAGCTGAAGTCGGGTTCTGGCCAGAAGGTCAAGAGCCGTGATCAGGCTGTTGCCATTGCGTTGTCTGAAGCCCGTGGCGCCATGCAGCGTAAGTATGGCGGCAAGGGCATTACCATGTACAAGGACTCGGTGGGTCGTCGGTTTGGTGACATGATGGAAGATCCGCGCAATGCGGGTGCCGGAATGCGCAATGCCGGTCGATTTATTATGGATGCTCCTAAGTACAGCGAGAAAGAGCGGCAGGCCATGCAAGAGGTCAAGGATGCCGAGATGACTCGCAAGATGCGGGAAGCCCGCCGTAAGTTCTACAATCAAGGTAAATAGGAGATTGAAATGATGAATTGTCGTGGTATGGGTGCGGTTACCAAGAAAGCCAAGGGGAAAAAGATTCCGGGTAAGCTCAAGGGCTATGCTCAAGGCACAGGAATTAGTGGGTATAAGCCAACTAATTCTTGGGCTAACGATAAGTTTAGAATGGTAACTCCGAACGTGAAAGATCAGCCTTTGAGCGATGCAGCCCGGGCTGCTATGCGAGAAAAAGCAAAGCAGTATGAAGCTGCTTCAGCTGCCAAGCAGCATCTTCGTTTTTATGAAAGTAAGACGAAAGGCCCTAATGTTAGAAACACCGGTAGTGGCGGTGGCATGGGCATCGGTTCTGGTGGCGCTATGGCTCGCGGTATGCCGACTAGCGGATTACCTGATAAGAAGGGCGTTATTACCGTTGAAGAAACTGGCATGAAACGCGGCGGTAAAGTTAAGTTTAAGAAAAAAGCCAAGGCCAAGATGGTCAAGCGCAAGATGAAAGGTAAGAGCTGCTAATGACCACTAGCGCAACATCGACGTTCAATCTCGACCTCAACGCTATTGTTGAAGAGGCGTTTGAGCGTTGTGGCGCTGAACTCAGATCGGGCTACGACCTGCGGACTGCGCGGCGTAGCCTGAATCTGATGCTAATGGAATGGGCTAATCGGGGAGTGAATCTCTGGACGGTAGAGCAAGGCAGCCAAGTGCTGACGCCCGGCACTGCCACTTACAATCTGCCCGTTGACACGGTCGATTTGCTAGAGCATGTGATTCGCACTGGCACTGGGCAGAACCAAACTGACATCGACATCACGAGAATCTCTGTCAGTACCTTCGCGTCTATCCCAAACAAGACTGCCCAAGGACGTCCTATTCAAGTTTGGATTGATCGCAAGTCAGGACAGACTAACTCCGCGAGTGTGGTGCAATACCCCACCTTCACGGTGTGGCCAGTCCCTGATAACAGCCAGACTTATACTTTCGTGTACTGGCGCTTGCGCCGCATGCTAGATGCAGGCACTGGCGTGACCAATCAGGACGTGCCATTCAGATTCTTGCCTTGCTTGGTAGCAGGGTTGTCGTATTTCTTGTCAGTGAAGATCGCACCGGATCGTATGGTCGCATTAAAAGCTATGTACGATGAGAGCTGGGAACTTGCAGCTGGCGAGGATCGTGAAAAGGCTGCGGTGCGTTTCGTTCCTCGACAACAGTTCTTGACGGGCTAAGCCATGCCGGTGCCTTTTGCATCAGGCAGGCATTCGATAGCCGAATGCGATCGCTGTGGGTTTCAATACAAACTCAGCGAGTTAAAAGAGCTGGTCATCAAGACGCAGAATGTCAACATTCTGGTTTGCCAAGAATGCTGGGAACCCGACCAGCCGCAGTTGTCTCTGGGTATGTACCCAATCGAAGACCCGCAAGCGGTTAGAAACCCTCGCCCAGATACCAGCTACTACGCTGTCGGAGCCAATGGCGCTGGAGGCAGCCGCATGATTCAGTGGGGATGGAACCCTGTAGGCGGTGCCAGAGCGTGGGATAATGGTCTTACGCCAAACGATCTAGTAGCCACTGGCGGTGTAGGCACTGTCACCGTAAGTACAACTTGAGATAACCATGAACTACGCACAATTAAGCGCCGCTATCCAAGAGTACTGCCAATCGACCGAAACGTCGTTTGTTGCAAACATTCCGACTTTCGTGAAGCAGGCCGAGAAACGTATCTACAACATGATACAGTTTCCGTCGCTTCGCAAGAATGTGACGGGTACTACCTCATCAGGCAATAAGTACTTGGCATGCCCTGATGATTTTTTGGCCCCGTATTCTTTGGCGGTGATACTGGCTGATGGAAGCTATGAGTATCTTCTGAATAAAGATGTGAACTTTATTCGCGAGTCCTATCCCACTCCAACATCCACTGGCACCCCTGCGTACTACGCATTGTTCGGCCCTCGTTCAGATCAAGCAACTGAACTCACGTTCTTGTTAGGCCCCACCCCGAATGCTGCCTACACAATGGAACTGCACTACTTCTTCTACCCCTCGTCGATCGTAGATACGGGTACAAGTTGGTTAGGTGATAACTTTGATCCGGTATTGCTGTATGGCTCCCTAGTTGAAGCCTACACATACCTTAAAGGCGACCCTGACTTGCAGACTCAATATGAGAACAAGTACAAGGAAGCGATTCTGCTTGCCAAGAGACTTGGCGATGGCATGGAGCGTCAAGATGCTTATCGCAGTGGGCAGGCTAGGATTCCTGTGACATGAGTGGGTTTAGCGGCGGCATGCAGATAGGCCCGGTCAATGTTTTTACCACGCAAAACCGTGGCTTTACGGCAGAAGAGATTGCAGATAGGGCTTTAGATAAGATCATCTATGTAGGTGATCAAAGTCATCCTGCCATCTTGGAGCAGGCAAAAGCCTACAAGGAATATATCCGGGAAGTGCTAGTCAAGTATTTGAAAGAGGCTCAGCAAAGCGAACGCACGACCATTTGTGCCAAGCTCACTTTGCAAGGGCATAGTGATTTGGCAAAGATCATAGGAGAACTGTAATGGCAATTAGCCAAGCAATGGCGACCAGCTTTAAGGTCGAGATCCTCAACGGTATTCATGCGTTCGGAACTTCAGTTGTTCGCGGTTCTACCACCGCTGACACGTTCAAGATTGCGCTGTACACCTCGTCTGCGTCTTTGGATGCGGCGACCACGGCATATTCAGTCACGAACGAAGTGAGCGGCACTGGCTACAGCGCAGGCGGCAACACGCTCACCGTTTCACAAGTCCCGACATCGAGCGGCACGACCGCGTTTTTGGACTTTGCGGACACGACTTGGACTACTGCCACAATCACCGCCAATGGAGCGTTGATTTACAATAGCACCCAGTCCAACAAGGCAGTGGCTGTGCTGGCATTTGGTGGTGACAAGACCTCCACCGCTGGTGACTTCACGATTCAGTTCCCGACCGCTGACGCTTCTAACGCGATCATTCGCATCGCTTAATTAGGAACCCAGTGGCTACAGGCTGGGGATTAGGTGGCTGGGGTGAATCCGGTTGGGGTTCAGTCAACAATGTCACCATTGCGTTTGAGGGTTGGAATGCCTCCGGCGTAGCCTGGGGGGAGCAGGGATGGGGTGAAGGTCACACCAATGTGACCGGTACTGGGGCGGTTGGCACTGTTTTTGTCGACGCTGTCACGAATATCGTAGTTAACGCTACGGGTGTTCAGGCGATTGGCGCGACTGGCTCCGTTTCTGTACTTACTGATCAGGTCTTATCTGTTACCGGGGTTTCGGCAACCCCTGCTATTGGCACCGTTGTTGTTTCTGGTGTAGCTAATGTAACCGTAACGGGTAACTCGGCTACTGCCACTGTTAACTCGGTTACCGTCAGGACTCAGCAGGTTGTATCGGTAACTGGAGCGGCAGGCACTACTGCTCTAGGCAATGTCACTGTCACTGGAAATGCGCTGGTTGCCGAGACGGGAGTTTCAGCAACAGGCGCTACCGGATCTGTTGATGTCCAGACTGACCAGATTCTGGATGTCACAGGGGTATCTGCCACTGGTTCTGCTGGCACCGTCTCGATAGCCCTTGGCTTCACTGTATACGCCACTGGCGTACAGGCGACAGTTACCGCAGGGTCAGTTATTGTCAGTGGCCAAGGCAAGGTAATTCTGACGAGCGGAGTTCAGGCTCAAGGGATCATTGGCTACTACAACATCTGGTCTCTGGTGGACACCACACAGAACGCTTCTTGGCAAGATATTGGAACTTTACAGTCAGCGAATTGGGTTAATATCTCAACCACCCAGTCGCCTAATTGGACGCAGATTGCTGCATAGGGGTAATTGAATGGCAACTTATAGCAACCTTGGTATCAAGCTGATTACCACGGGCGATGAAAGCGGTACTTGGGGTACTAGCACCAACAACAACTTTTCCGATGTAATTGACGAGGCCATTGCCGGTGTCATCACGTACAACATCGGCAGCGACGCTAACTTCACCCTAACGGTATCGGACGCAACATCTAGCGATGCGCGACACGCCGTTATCAAGTTTACCTCGGTTTCGTTAGCAGCCACCCGTACTTGCACATTTGCCCCTGATGATCTGCAGAAGGTATGGGTGGTCATTAACGCCACGACCGGCGGGCAGTCCCTGACGTTCAAACAAGGCTCCTCTGGAGCCACCGTTACGGTAGCCAATGGCGAGAGTGCCATCATCTACTCCGATGGCGCAGGAGCCAGCGCAGGAGCTATTACGCGGGTTCTGGATAGCTTCACTAACACTGCTGTCACAACCACCACGCTGAATGCCACGACTGGCAACATCACCACGGTCAATGCGACCACGGTGGATTCTACCAATCTAGAGGTGACAAACCTCAAGGCCAAGGACGGCACGGCAGCGGGTTCGATTGCGAACTCAACAGGCGTGGTTACCCTTAACTCAGCCGTCCTTACCACGGCAGACATTAACGGCGGCACTGCCGATGGTGTCGCTATCGGCTCTAGCTCGGCTTCATCTGGTGCGTTCACTACGCTCTCCGCCACCGGCGTCACGACGGTTCAGGCAGGCACTAACTCAGCCCCTGCGATTACCACGACTGGCGATACCAACACCGGTATCTACTTCCCCGCTGCTGACACGGTAGGCTTTGCTGAAGGCGGTACTGGGTTTAAGGTGGGTTATCGCAACGTCCCGCAATCAGGCAGTGACAAGACCACCTCGTACACCCTCGCTACTAGCGACGTAGGTGAATTCATTGGTGTCGGCGCATCAGGTTCCATTACGATCCCGGATGCTACCTTCTCTGCGGGAGATGTCGTCTCGGTGTTCAACAACACCTCGGGTAACGTCACGATCACCTGCACTATTACCACTGCCTACATTGCCGGCACGGATAGTGACAAAGCCACCGTCACACTAGCTACTAGGGGCGTAGCCACGATACTATTCCTCTCAGGCACGGTCTGCGTCATCACTGGAAATGTGAGCTAAAGATGTCTGGTAGCCAGCAGCTTCTTTTGGGAAGTGGTCAGGGTGCAGCTCCTGCTGTAGACCCCTACTTCTATTCGGTCACCTCGCTGCTGCACGGCGATGGCACCAATGGCGGCCAGAACAATACGTTCTTGG